GGTTGCTGAGGAAAGGCAGGATGCTTTCCGGTTGCAACTCCTGATCCAGAGGATTCTCTGGCAATCAGCCAGGTCCGGCGTTGGGAACGTTTGTTCCGAACTAAAGGACCTGTCACGATTTGCCAGGGCCTATGGTCTTCAGGTTAGCAACCTTCCTGCCAAGCCTCAACCATGGTTGAAGTGGTTTGGTTGGTTTTGTTCCGATAATGCTTCTTGGTTGCAGTTGGCCTACCTAGGTAGGTCACTGCCGCGAGGTGACACAAAAGTGCGCGACCTGGCGCTTTTGGAGCATAAGAAGAACTTGACTGCCAAGGTGTCCCTCCCGCCTGGATTGGCGGAGAGGGCCCGTACCTTTTCCTCACGGTGGGCCAGACGGTTTTGTCGCCGTCGTGGTCCCGTCGTGGAAATTGGTATGTCCTCTTCAGCATGCCTAGAGAGATCCCGGCGTAATGGGGGTCTCTCAGGTGTGTTATCCGAATGGATGGCAACCTCCCCACCAATTGTGGATGAGCCAGAAAGGCCCGCCACAGTGATGCTTATGGAATGGGACTACGTTAAATCCCAAACGAACCTACGGGAACGTTTGTTAACCGAACTCTCATCTCTAGAAAACGTCCTCCACGGCGTGGAGGTCGTCCCGGAGCGGGGTTGGAAATGTCGGATTGTAACGAAGTCACCAGCTTGTCTGGTGTCTCTCTGCAATGTTGCCAGAGTACACCTCTTCCGTGGCATCCGCCGTGATCCCAGTATTCGACCGGTACTCCTTGCGGAGACTAAGGTCGGTATTGAGAATATCGGTAGCTGTAGTGGACCCTTCAGCCGAGTCCTTTCTGCTGATCTCAAAGCTGCGTCTGACCGGATCCCCCGGGAGTTGGCTATTGCCATTCTCGAGGGGTTGATCGACGCAGGGGTCTGGCCATCTTGGCTGGACAATGCTGCACGCCTTTCTATGGGCGATGCACTTGTCCGGTACCCGGATGGTGAGATTGTTCAGCAGACTTGTGGTATCCTTATGGGTTTGCCTCTGACCTGGAGCATATTGTGTTTGACACAGTTGTTCTGGTGTACGGAGGCCATAAGGGAGTACCACAAGCTCCCGTTCTGCCGTTCTGTTAGGTGCCCCTTTGTTATCTGCGGTGACGACTTAGCTGCTGTCTGGCCTTTAGGGGTCATTGAGCGCTATGAGTCACTCGCGAAGCAATGTGGTGCTGCCTTTTCGGAAGGCAAACACTTCCATTCTTTGTATGGGGGCGTTTTCGTTGAACTAACTTTCAGCGTTGAACGAGATGAAAAGGATTACGGACCGGAGCCTTCCCCGTTAATGCATACTCTCCTCGCCGAACGTCTGCCCAGACTCTTACGTCTGGTAGTCCTAGACTTACTACCCCTTAGGGGGATGGTTGAGCCTTCGACGGACCACGTTAGGGTTGAAAGCGGCGTTAAGGAGGGAATGCCAGATGGGCTTTCAATCGGGTTTGTTACCCGATCCCTATTGTCCCAGGGAGCCTCAATTGACCGTTTGTATGCGGTCTTTAAGACTCTTTGGGAAATAGAGAGGCCCGCCCGAAAGTTTGGGTTTTACCCTTACCTACCGATTGAGTTCGGAGGTTTGGGTTTCCCCTTACCTAGGGGTCTGGACACTCCATTAACGAGGTTGGCCCCCAGATTTGTCAGGCGTGCGATCGCTGTTTACCTCTCCCATCACGCAGTAGCGTCGGACGGTTTCCTTATGGGAACCGCCCTTCGCGAGACGCTGGGAGATGCTTGGCGGGCTCTTGCTCTTAACGAGGCGAGGGCTTCATTCAAGGAGCACTTTAAGGTCTTCTGGAGTTTAGAGTCTTTTAACTCATATCTCGAGAAGAATCCTAATTGGGTCCCCTTGGATTGTAAGTCCCCCGATCTCGTGGAGCAGATGGCTGCATTTCAGGCGAAGAATCTAACTCTGATGTTAGGTCCGCAAACTTTGAGCCTTAAAGCTCGTAATCCGCGGCCTCATTGGAGTGATCTAGTAGCCTTGTGGCCATCTGTGAACCCGATGAAGGCCACTATCCGGACCTGTCTCTCCAAATTAAAGGAGATTCGGGATAAGGAGGTGGTGGCAGTAGCGCGCACGCCGGACAACCGTGAAGGTTATCCTGACGGTTTTCCTTGGTGGGGCTATGACTGTAATAAGCAAAGAACGCTCCTTTCAGGAGCATTCAGATGGGGATGACAAGTCCCCGTCTG